GTGGCACACTTCCTTCGATGCAAGCACTTCATGGGTGGGACGTATTGTTGCGACTGTCGGGAGCGAGGTGTAGACCGCCTCGAAGCGGCGGCGGGGGAGGCCAGCTCCGACGAGGGGAGGGGAGAGGGATGAGAAGCATGCAAGAGATGGGGATGGTTTTGTTCGCTACCGGAGCATTTGGGTGCTTGGTCATGCTGACGTGGTTTTCACCCGATCATGGAGAACGCCCCTCCCGCCTGGAGGAGGGCAGAGGAGGAGGAGGTGAAGCGATGACGCCGGAGAGAGAAGCGGAGATTCGCATACTGGCGGTGGATTCCGATGGGAGCTTCACGCGGAATAAGAAGGCCATCCGCGATCTCCTCGACGCCCTCGATGCCGAGCGGCAGCGGGCGGAGGAGGCGGAGGACAAGGCGATCCGGTTCGATCTGGACGAGGCTGGCATCGCCAAGCGGGAAGCGGACGCCGTTGAACTTGTAGAGGCAAGAGCCGAGCGCGACGCCGCCCGCCAGGAGGCCGACCGGCTGCGGGAGGCGCTGGAGGCGATCAGGGACGGAACGCTGGACGACCCATGCACGATGGCGTGCGACGCCCCAGTGGCGGCCGCGGAAGCCCTCCACCGAGCCCCGCACGCGGGGGAGGCCGGAGGGGAGGAGGGGGAATGAAGGACGCGTACGATCCGATGAGCGAGGCGGCTTCCACGTTCGAGGCTGGAGCAAGAGTGACGTACCGAGCACACGGCTTAAGGCATATCCGTGGAACGGTTGATAGGGTGGAGGGGAGAACCGTTTTCTGGCGTCCCGATGGGGGCACACTCGTTTCGAACTGGTCCTGCCATCTCGTCTTGGAGAAGAACCTTGAGACGTCGGATGGCGTCAAGATCGACCCGATCCTTGGAACAGTGGAGCCGATTCTGAAGCCGGACCTAGACAAGCCGCTCACCCGGGATGACATCCGAGCATGCAGGGCGAGCCTGAGATACGCGGACAAATACGCTTCCGCGGGGGCGGCATGGGAGGCTCTGGCATACTTGGCTCGGGCTCTACGCATGGCGGAGAGGCTCATGGATCTCGAGGGAGGGGGTGAATGAAGGACGCGAGGGAGATCGCCGTTGAAGTGTGGGACGCGTGGGAGAGGGAGGACGACTCTGGCCGCGCTCTAATGGATAGGTACGCCGCCGCCATCGAGCAGGCACGCGCCGAAGGCATGGAGGAGGGGATTAGGCTCTATGCGTGGTGGAGGGATGGCGTCCAGTATGTCGGGACGACCGGCAAAACGCTGAAAGAGGCCATCGCCGCCATCCGCGCGGCCAAGGGGAAGGGAGGCGGGGAGTGAGTAAGCCGGATGTGTGGACCATGGGCGCGTTGGCGCTGATCACCTACGGCTCTATCGTGGGGATGCTTAGTTCCAGGGACAAGAACAAACGCCTGGACAAACTAGAGGAGGCCATCCGAGCCACCACGCAATCTACGGGGGCGGCGAGTGCGATGGCTCCCTCCGCGGAGGGGCACCCGGCATCGGAAGGCGCTGGGCCCGCCGCCCCCACTTCTCGTGGCTACAGCAACGCCCACGACTTCCTCTCCAGCGCCCCCGACCGCTTCGAGGACGCCACCGATTTCGCGCACCACCACAACGACCCGCCGGGGCAATGCCACATCTACTTCGGCGGGCACCACCACTACTTCCTGGAGGCTGACGGCGAATGGAGGGCCGCGGAATGACCGAGCCCGAGACGGGAACCTTCAAGGCGTGCCCGCGCCTCCAGCATGGCAAGCCCATCGCCGCCGCCATCCGCGCGACCATCACACCAAACAAGCAATGACACCAATCCGCTATGCCTTCACTGTCCAAGATATCATCCGATGGCAACCCACCTGCATCGATAACGCCGAACTGCGCCGCCGCTTCGGACCGCACACCCATCGCACCCCCCTCGACGCCTTCCACGCCAACTTGACCTACACGGAACTCATATGGCTACTCCTGCGCGACGAAGTCCTGCCAACTTCCTCCATCCACAAGATAGCCTGCGATTGCGCCGAACGCGTCATCCACATCTTCAACCGATACCAACCCAATGATACTCGACCACGACAACTCATCGACGTGAAACGCCGATGGTTGAATGACGACGCAACGAAACAAGACGTCAAGGCAGCTCGCATCGCGGCAATGGCATCCGCCAACTCAGCCAACTCAGCAAATCACCAGGACGCTGCCTACGCCGCGCTCGCTACCGTGTGGGCGTCACTCTTGGACGCAGCGAATGTCAAGCCATCCCTGTGGATATCTCGCAATGTCGGCGGCAAGACAGAGGAAGTATGGCATATGCAGAGGATAAGGGAGGAACTGATACGGACGGGTCACAAAATGATATGACGGCGCGCCATCTGTCAGCCAAACGCGTATACTGGCCGTAGAGGTGCGATACGAATCGCAGACATAGGAAGGACGTAGCGATACTGTACCCCCGAAAACCGAAAAGGTTTCGATGAAAATGGGAAATGGTAACGGAAAGAAAAAACGCCGCGGCACAACCGAAATCCAGCTCGACGTCATCTACGCCCTCGCCAAGAAGCAACTTACGCAAACGGAAATCGCCAACCGCATAGGTATAAGCCCTAGCAGACTAAGCCATATAAAGAAGGAGCGCGACGACGTAGCGCAAGCAATAGAAAAAGGATACAACGACGGACGCGGTGTCCTGCGCGAGAAAATCTACGATATGGCAGCGTCAGGCGATAAGACCATGCTCATCTGGGCGTCGAAGCAATGGCTTGGCATGTCAGATCGCGAAGATCACCGCGTGCAGACCACCTCCACCGTGACCATCGACGTCAAGGGCCTCGAGGGCATGAGCTACCAGGAGCGACTGCGCGTCTGGGACGAGAAGGTCGCCGCGAGGAACTGATCGGGATGATAGACGCATCCGAGGAAGCCGCACGACGCATTATCCTGCACCAGAAGCTCGCCCGTGACGTCGAGCTCCGCTCGCTCCGGTACACGCTATGGCGAGACGACCCGGTACTCTTCGTCAACGATTGCGTGTGGACATTCGACCCGCGGACGCCGGAGAAGTTCCTGCCGATGGTCCTCTTCCCGCGGCAGGAGGACTTTATCCGATGGCTATCCGCGCGCATGGCGGCTACCGACCAGGGGATAGCCGAGAAGACGCGCGATATGGGGCTTACGTACTGTGCCGCCGCGTGGACGCTACACAGTTGGATATTTGCGCAGGGCTTCAAGGCAACGTTCGTATCGCGCGTGGAGAATCTAGTCGACAAGAAGGGCGATCCCGACTGCATATTCGAGAAGCTACGGACGATGCTATATCGGCTGCCGTCATGGCTGCGTCCGTCGAAGTTCGTACCGCGTGAGCACGATTCGCACATGAAGATGATCAATCCCGATACGGGTGCGGTTATCACGGGCGAAGGCGGCGCGAATGCAGGACGTGGCGGTCGCTCTACAATCTACTTCGTCGACGAGGCGGCATACCTAGAGCAACCGCGCAAGGTGGAGCCGGCGATATCCGCCAACTCAGATTGCCGGATATATATCAGCACGCCTAACGGGCCGGACGCGCTATTCTGGAAGAAGCGTTTCTCGGATTACTTCAACGGCACGGATCGCATCTTCACCTTCCATTGGCGAGACGACCCGCGCAAGAATCAGGCGTGGTGGGAGGAGAAGAAGCGCGAGATGGATCCCGTCGACTTCGCACGCGAGGTGGAGATTGACTACTCCGAGAGTGCTGAGGATACGCTGATTCCGATGGCCTGGGTACGGGCGTCCGTCGGGCTGGACTTACGCCGTGGCGACGAAGTGCATTGCGGCCTGGACGTTGCGGAGTTCGGCTCGAACAAGAATGCGTTCAGCGCATGTCGGGGGCCGGTGGTAACGTCGGTCGCCAGGTGGGGCGGGATGGATACGACGCAGACGGCGCATCGGGCGGCGGATATGGCAGAGGCGATGGGCGCGACGCAACTGCGCTATGACCCGATTGGTGTCGGTGCTGGCATTACGGGAACGCTCATGAGTACCGACCGGAGGATGGGCTTCGAATCCGTACCCGTGAATGCTGGCGGCAGTCCGACGGGGACGTGGTATGACGACAAGCCTGCGAAGAAGAAGTTCGTCAACGTGCGTGCAGAGATGTGGTGGGAGTTGCGCCGTCGATTCGAGCGCACGTATGAGTATGCCGAGAAGGGAATCGAGCATGACCACGACATGATGATCAGCTTGCAGATTCCCGATAAGGTGGAGATGGAGAATCTGATACAGCAGTTGACGATGCCGAAGTATCGGCACACGGAGGGCGGGAAGATAAAGATTGAGGCGAAGGACCAGATGCGACGGCGTGGCGCGCCTTCTCCCGACTCGGCGGATAGCGTGGCGATGTGCATGTCGAGTGCATTCGCGACTATGCCGAAGATGGAGTTTGGCGAGTTGCCGGTGACAGCGCGAGGATTTGACTGGTGACGGAGTTTGAATTCGACCCACCGACGGATTTTACATGCACGCCGGTGCCGCGTTTCTACTGCAAGGGATGCGGTGGAGTGCAGGATTATCCCGATGGTCTGCACTTCCTGCGGTTCAGTGCTGAGTGGGAGATATTCGACGCTGACCATATCGGGTGTGGAACGGTACGCGCTAAAGAGTAGGTGCGTTGATGGGTCTGAAAAAAAAAGAGGAGATTCGTCCGTTAAAGTCAGGCCCTATATTGCGTGTCATCCAGAAGGGATCGGCAATATTCAGGACAGTGACAGAGGCGGAACGGAAGACACTCCTTTCTAGGACATGCACGGTAGTTGGCGTTGGCTTGGATCAAGTCTTTATAGGATACGCATTCATTCCGACAGAATACGAGGCACCGCAATGGAAAAAGTTCGCGACTAGTCTGAAGGGTATAGCAAAAGAATGTGACATCGAAGTGACACACCTACCGAACGAGCAAGTAATGATCTGCAGCTACGTATCAAGCAATGATTGGACCGTGGCCATGAATGGCTCGATGGCAACGGTGAAGGTTTACGGAGAGAACTTTACGTTTACGCAAGAGGTGTCCATCGGAAAGCCCATCAAGCCGGTGATACTCGAGGGGCAAAAGAAGGTGCAGAGAGCTGAGACTGACAGCGGAAGTCTGGAGGAAGAATGGTCTCGCGCTGGCCTGGAACGAAACTATGAGGACTATTATTGACACGGTTATCAAGGTGAACATCGATGGGCATACTATCCACGAGTCTTAGCCGCATTCGGCAGGCATTTCAGCGGACGCCGCCACCACCGCCGTCGCAACTCAAGGGCGAGATGGCGCAGGCCGACCCGTCGCGCCTATGGGACTTCATGCCAGGTGGCGGCTTCTACAACCCGTCGCAACTAGTATCCCGTAAGGGCCTAGGCCTCTTCGACAAGATTGGCAAGGACGAGCAGACGCAGGCGGCACTTTCCCTACGCCGTTACGCCGCCGTCAATACCGGATGGCAGGTGAAATCACCCGAGGGTAAGGACGACGAAGACGACAGAGGTAACATAGTCAAGAAATGGGAAGTCACGGACTTCGTGCAGTGGACGCTCGACAGCTTCGTCGGCAAACGCGCCGTGCCATACAGGTCGCTCGAGGACATGCTCGGCGGAATGCTCACCGGCAGGCAGAAGTACGGATACAACGTAGCCGAGAAGGTATATGAGGAGATCGATTACGGCCCGTGGAAGGGCAAGCTCGGGCTGTCGAAGCTGGAGACACGCAGGCCGCACGAGATCGACTTCGCAACGGATGAATTCGGCAATCTGGAGATGATTCAGCAGCGGCAGCAGGGCACGAACTGGGTGGCGCTCCCGCCGTTCAAGTTCGTCCTGAGCGTGAATCGTTTCGAGTGGGGTAACTTCTACGGGACGTCCGACCTGGAGTTTGCTTATCGACCGTGGTGGGCGAAGGACAACACGTACAAATGGCTGCTGATGCTGCTCGAACGGCTGGGGATACCGCCGATATTCCTCTTTTACGATCCCGATTCCGTACCGACCGAGATGAAGAATCAGATCAAGACGATTCTATCGCGTTTGCAGGCTGGGACGACGGCGATTATCCCTGCGCGTGGTGGCGAGGATTCGGCGCGGATGCAGTTTCTCGATATCGTCAAGGATTCCGCTGACGCACTCATGGCGGCATTGGACAAGTTCGACAATCACATCGCGAAGTCCCTTCTCATGCCGAATCTGCTCGGCGTCTCGCCGGAGAATAAGTTCGGCTCGCGTGCGCTAGGCCAGGTGCAATTCGATGTCTTCATGCTCGTCGTCGAGGCGGATCGTACCGACCTCATGACCAACGTGATGGACGGCCAGGTGATACGCCAGCTCGTCGACCTCAACTTCGGGCAACAGGACGAGTATCCATACTTCGAATTCAATCCGGTAACGGACGACGACGCGAATGCGATATTCACACTCTGGAAGGATCTCGTCGGCTCGAAGGTGGTGAAGCCACAGCCGTCGGACGAGGAGCACGTCAGGCGAGTCCTTGAGTTCCCGCCGATAGACGAGGACCGCGAAGAGGAGGACGATTCGGAACCGCCGCCGATACCAGGTGGACCTCCCTTCCCACCTGGCGCAGCTCCGGCGGCACCAGTAAAGCCGGGAGAGGACGACACCATGCGCACACCTCCTGCTGCGCGGGATGCCTTCGCCCTCTCCCGGCCTCCTGGTCGGTTCGAACGCGTGGTTGCCTTCGCCGAGGTCGAACGGAAGCTAAACGGGCAGGAGGAGCTGGCAATCGACTTCGCACGTGAAGCACTCATGACGACGCGAGATCGGCTACTCAGGCAGGTGGGCAAGCGAGAGCGAATTGACGACGCATTCATACGCGAGATTACACTCGGCAGTCAGAAGCCATTCGAGGCGGCGATGCGCAATCTACTGCGCAACGTATTCGACGCAGGCCGCGACGACGTCGGGACTGAGGTACGCAAGGCGATGCCGCAGAAGTTCCAGGAGCGCGGCCCGAACTTCATCCAGCGTGAGGCGATACGATTCTTGCAGACGAAGTCGATACAGCTTGCGGCGACGACATACGACGAGCTATTGAAGGGTGTACGGCGTGTGCTTCAGGTGGCGCTGGAAGCGGGCTTGCCCGTGCGCGAGGCGGTAGCGCGACTGCGTGAGGTATTCGATCCATTCGTCGGTAACGAGTCGGTACTGAGAGGAGGAGCACCCCTGCCTGATTACCGCCTGGAGGCGATTGTGAGGACGGAGAGCACGGCTGCTTACAATCAGGGCCGTCTCGTCGGCGCGCGCGATCCCGACCTGGAGGGATTCATGCAGGGGATGCTTTACTCTGCGGTGCTTGATTCGCGGACCAGTCCGGTATGCGCGCATCTTGATGGCAGGGTATTTCGGATGGACGATACGGATCTAGATCGGTTGCGTCCGCCGAATCACGTACATTGCCGGTCGGTGCTGGTGCCGATGACGATAGCGACGGAGATAGACGAGGGCGAGTTTATCACGCCGTCGCAATCCGGTCGCGGGCTGGAGCTAGCCGGGAAGGGATTTGTCTAGATGGGTAACGATTGGGGGTGGATGTGAGCGGAACATGGGTGGACGATATTGAGCTGCGCCTGGTGTCAGGCGGGAATATATCGGAGCTCGACATTCGCGCCCTGATCGATGCAGTCAACGCGTCATGGAAGGCCAGGGGCATTGTGTTGAGCCACATGAAGGCTATCCGCGGTGCGGTGGAGATCTCCGAAGATCTGGCCGAGAAGCAGATACACAGCTTCTTTCTGCCGCGCTGCATACTTGAGGACTGGATCTCATGGATGGCTCACGGCAAGGGTATTCCGACGGATGAGTACGATAGGCTCTATGCATTGCTGCCGAAGGAAGGCGTGGAGTGAGCATTACCTTTGAATCCGCCAATGGAAGAGAGTTGAGCGGCCAGGGCTTTGCGTAGGAGGTGGGCATAGTCTATGGGGATCATTTCGATCATGGCGTGCGACGCCGCAGAGGGAGGAGATTGCCACTGCGGCGAGTGCTACTTCTGCGACCCCGGCCAAGATTCCACGGAACGAAAGAAGGAGCGCGCGGCTGCCCGCAGGAAGGAGCGCGCGGCCGGGAAGAAGAGGATACTGGAGTTCCTGGGTGGGAAGTATGCTGCGGGAAAAGCCCGGAGGGATCGCCCCCGCTGCCTTCACGGTGATGAGCCTAACGATCCCTACTTCATCCGAGGGAAGTGCTATCTTTGCAAGTATCCCATCTGCAATGTGTGCGCGACGGGATCGATGGTCGACTGCCTGCCGTGTTATGTGGACCGTGCCCTGGAGAAAAACTTCACTACCAAGAGGGAACGAGAGCGGTTCGTCCGCAGCCTCCCCGACAGCCCGCTCATGTGGCTCTACGGCAGGCATATATGGGACGACATCCGTATGTGGAAAGCAAAGGCGAGGAAGGCAGGTGTGGAGTGACGCGATTCAAGGTGGGGGACTGGGTATGGGTGCCTGTTGCCGGTGGCGCAACGAGGCGGCGAGAGGTTATTTGTCTTAAGGCGCATGGGGCCTATCAGACAAACAATTCCGGATTGTGGAGAGATGACGAACTCGCCCCCGCCCCCCCGCCGGTGGGGGAGAGGGTGGGATATACATGGTGTTCTGGCTGCGACGGCACGGAAGCCGACAGGCATCGGGGTCCATTCTGGCTTGGCTCTTCTGTGCAGAGGCGGTGTGAATGCACGGACGTAGACTTCGACCCGTCCCTCTGGTGCGCGTGCACGCAGGAGCCGAAGCGGCTCACCATCGAAGCGGCGATCAAGCGGGCGTGCGATCCGGGCCAACCCCCCGCCACCGCCAGCCTCGAGTCGATCTCCTGCCCGCATAGCTGGATGCGTGGGCGTGCCTGCATTACCTGTCGCAACAGGGCGATTACTGCTAGGCGCGGTGGAGGTGGGGCGTGACGCGATTCAAGGTGGGGGATTGGGTGCGGGTGGATAACTGCGCCGAGCGACCGCACCGCGTCGGACTCGTGGGGAAGATCGCGGCGATCACGCCGGAGTGGGACGATCCATGCAACATCATCGTTGGCGGCATGACCTACAGGGAAACGGAACTGGTCCCCGCCCCGCCGTGGGTCGGGGAGCGTGGCGTTAGATGCTATGCGTGCGGGTGCGTGGATACTTTTCGTGGAGAGGATGGCACGTGCGAAGGGGATGATGCTCGTGCTGCAACTCATGGAGCGGCTGGCGGAATATCAGGAGGTGGAATCGTGACGCCGGAGAGGCTGGAGGAGATCGAGAACGAGTGGGACGGATATTCGCCATCGCTATGCGGGAAGCACATCCCCGAACTCGCCGCCGCCCTCCGGGAAGCGTGGGGGGTGATGGACGGCTGGGCCAAGGAGGCGACGGAGATCCACGCCCTGTACGCGCACGAGATGTCATTCACGGAGGAGGAGGACGGCATGGGCAAGCGGCTCCGTGAGTTCGCCGCCCGCCTGCGGCGGGGGAGGGGGGTGTGACGCCCATCCTGTGGTTCCTCCTGGGCGTGCTCAGCACGCTAGCAGTGCAGATGCTCATGATAATCGTGACGGTATATCCGTATGTCGTGCGCGGAGTGCGCCGAAAGCGCCGTGAGGGAGAGTCGTGACGCCACAGCGGGACCACTTGCAGGCAGGAGCGAACCTCCGGGCCGTCGCAGAGGCTCAGGAAAAATACTTGACAGTATCGAGCGGAACTGGTATTTTGATCGTCAAGTTCGTCGAATGGCGTGCCGTTTGGGTTACTGGCGTCGCTGGCGAACAGGAGAAAGCTATAGATCGCCGGGGTAGGCTGAGACCGCCCCGGTAACATTCTGCCGGTCCTAACGGAGCCGGTCTTTGCGCACAAGCGCAGAGATCGGCTTTTTTTGTTGGAGCCAGGCTGACTCGATGCCAAAACCGACGCCGCGAATAGACTTCGCAGACCTCAAGAGCGTTGAAATCTTTCGTTCCGGCACGTGGAACGGTATCCGCTTCACTGATCGCGACCTCCAGGACATGGTTGACGCATTCGGTGAGGTCGGCTTCACGCCACCGTTGAAGCTCGACGAAGGCAATGGCCGCGAGACGCACTCCGACGGTGGCCCGGCATACGGATGGGTCGAAGGGCTGCGCAAGGAGGGGGATCGGCTAGTAGCAGACTTCCGTGACGTCCCGGACGACCTCATCGAGCTAATCAAGAAGCGCAGGTTTGATTCGGTGAGCGCGGAGATACTGCCTGACTTCAAGCGCGGCGAGAAGACATACCGTCGCGTGCTATCTGCCGTCGAACTCATGGGCGCGTCGATTCCCGCCGTCGCTGGCCTCAAGCCACCAAGCCAATCGTTGGGATTTTCCGAGGATCTTAGCGGCCTGGAGGTCGACCGCGTGGCGATCCCTGCGTCCGCATTTGGAGATGATTCAATGGCAAATGACAAGCCCGATACCACGGACGAGAGGCTAGAGGAGATGAAGTCTGCCCTCGAGAAGGCGCAGGCAGAGCTCAAGGCAGCCAAGGAGGAGGTCGCCACCTTCAAGGCGAAGGATACCTCAATCAAGCTCTCCGATACGCCAGAGTACAAGACGCTGACGCAGAAGCTGGCGGATTCGCAGGCGGAAATCGACCGGCTGAAGGAATCCGCGCGAGCGACGAAGCTATCGCAGGTCGTCGCCAACTGCGCCATCCCCGCGCTCCGTCGCCACGTCCATATCTACGCCGACCTGGCGAGTACGGCGAATGAAGACAAGGTGCTCACATTCAACCAGACAAACAAGGACGGCAACACCGAGACCGTCACGGTCAAGCCGTGGGATGCGGTCGAATCCTTCGTGCGCGATGTGAACGCCATTATCCAGCCGATGCTGAAGGATGAGTTCCAGTCGAAGTTCGAGCGCCCGGAGGAGGTGGACGATCCCGCCGAGACGTCATTCGACGCCGGTGAGAAAATCCACAAGCTGACGCTTGAGAAGCAGAAGGCGGATCCAAAGCTCGATTACGCGGTGGCCTTCAACCAGGTCCTGGCCGAGAACGAGGACCTCCGCCGGAAGTACGGCAGCGAATAGTTTGCAAGGAGGGTAGATTCCGATGGCAGAGACAGGACCGATTCAGGACACCGAAGCGTATGTGTCCGACTACAACTTCACGAATCCGTACACGTTCGCAACTGGTGCGGCTGTCGGCCACATGCAGCTAGCGACCGACGCGACGACGACGTCCCTCCTGGGCGTGGTCATCACGAATCCCGACAGCGGGCAGCATGGCACGGTGCAATACACCGGAAAGACGAAGGTGTATGCCGGCGGGTCGGTAACGCTATACGACATTATCACGACGAATGGTTCGGGTCGCGCGACTGCGTGTACCTCTGGTGATGTCGTCCTGGGGCAAGCGCTACAGGCGGCGGGTGCCGACGGCGAGTTGATTTCCATTCGTCTGATCAACGCCGGTGCGCGGCATCCTGGCGTCGTCTAGGTCTGAGTAGAAAAGGAGTAAGCAGAAATGCCAGTTACAGCACGAGCTTCCCACCTAGACGTACCGCTGACCAATCTCACGGTCAAGGCGTTCGACGGTGGGGCGTCAAACATTGCCGATTCGATCTTCCCGGTGGTGTCTGTCGGGAAGAGATCGGACAAGTACTACACATTCACCAAGCAATCCTGGCTAACGGTGCCGGATACGAAGCGTGCGCCAGGCTCGCCGTCGAATCGCGTGACGTGGGATATCTCCTCCGACTCGTACTACGCAGAGGCTTACGGTCTCGCTGCGGAGTATCCCGTCGAGGATATAGCCAACGCCGACGCCTCCATCAACTTCAGGAACTCAACGGCACTCCAGGTAGCCGAGAAGCTCGCGCGAGATCGCGAACGGCGAATTGCCAGACTCATCAGCTCGGGCGGAAATGTCGGCTCGGGCGTGACCCTATCGGGCGATACGCTCTGGTCGAACTACACGAATTCCGACCCGATTGGCACGGTGAACACCGGCCATGCGTATATCCGCAACCTGACGGGCATGGAGGCAGACACGATGATCACGAATATCAACGTGATCACTATCGTGCGGCGTCACCCTGACCTGCTCGACATGTTCAAGTACACCAGTGGCGGCGCGCTGACGAACGACCAGCTTGCGCAGGTGTTCGGCGTGCAGCGGATACTCATCGGTCGCGGCATTGTCGAGAATGCGCTCGAGGGTGGCACGTCTTCGTTGACGAACATCTGGCCGAACAACGTGACGCTATGCCGTGCTCAGCCTGCCGCGGGTCTCATGACGGCGACAGTCGGTCTGCAGTTCCGGTGGACGAATCCCGAGCTCGGCACTCCGTTCGCCGTCCAGCGGTCGCGCAAGGACGATGCCGGGTCGAATCACACGGAGGCGGTCGAGGCGCGTTACTACCAGGACGAGAAGATTATCGCGCCGGAGCTCGGCTACGTGATCAACACCGCTATCTAGGCGGTGTGCGAGGAGGGATGACGTGGAGCGAATGTTTACCCGGGATGTCGGTACGAAGTTTCAGCGCGGAGATATCCGCGATTACCCGATGCCTGTGTGGCGTCAGATTGAGAAAAATGAGGGCGTCGAACTCAAGAAGTTCAGTTCGCCCGTGGCCGATCTGGCGCAGGCCGAGATGACAAGGCCGAAGCGCGGCAGGCCGCGCAAGGACGTGTCAACATCGTAGAGGTGATCCATGCCGAAACCTGTGGACTATCTGCGAAGGGCGCAGACTGACCTGATAAAGATTACCGCCGGTGTGGAGACCGATCAGAGCTCCACCGCCGCACAGTTCAGCGGCGTTGCCGTCATCGCCTCTGGCGGCACCACAATCGTCGTATCGACGACTGTGGTGAAGTCGAACGCGGCGATCTTCCTGACGGGCTTCTCTAATGTCGCGTCGCACATAGACAACATGGTCAGCGTGCAGAGTATCACGGATAGCAATCAGTTCACTATCCGGGCGGAGGCGGCGACGACGGATAGCTATCGTGTCGGCTGGGTAATCTTCAACGCGTTGACCTAACGCCGGAGGTGATTCGTGGCATTACCTCCTACGATCCAGCACATATCGATTGCCAGCGGCGGCACGGAGACGGCGGCATTCGTCGTTGCGAAGGCGTCGCACGCGTCGATCTGGTGTCCGGTGGTCAACTCGGGCAACTGGTTTTTGAAGGCGTCATTCAACACGACTTCGGCGAACTATCTGCGCATACAGAATGCAACGGGGAGTGGAAACTACGCCTTCCTGGTCGAGGCAGGCTCGAAGGTCTTCCCGCTGGACGATCTCATTACCGCGCACGTGAATCTGAAGATTGAGACGGACACGGCGCAGACGGACACACGAAGTTTCGTTGTCGTTACCAAACCGTAGAGAGGGTGAGATGGCAGAGAATCAGGATAGAAGCCCGAAGGATGAAGGGATTGTGCTCACGCATTATCTCGCCCTGTCTGAACGCATTATCCCGCGTGTCTTTCGGGCGAAGCCGGAGGGCGGGTGGTACGAGCCGTACTGTCCTGGCGGGATAGCCGATCTGGTGTTGAACTCCGGCAGGACATATCTCGCGCAGCGTGCGACGGCGGGTGATACCGTGGCGTCGCTCATGGCCTACATGGCTGTGGGTACGGCGTCGGCGGCGTCGTCGCTTACGTCGCCGTCGTCTAGCGTTCCCGGCGAGGTAGCACGGAAGGCGACTGCCATTGCGTCGGCCAATCCGAACAACGTAATCCAGTTCATCACGACGTTTGGCGGCTTTTCGGATTCGGTGACGTCGGTTCAGTTACAGGAGGCGGCGATAACGAATCACGCGTCGAGTGGAGAGGGCACGGTATATCAGCGCGTGACGTTTGCAGCGGTGACGCTAGCGAACTCCGACCTGTTTTCCATGACGATGGAGACGGTAGTCGGATCGAACACGATCTAGTCGGGATAGGCGACGCGATTTGCGCTCGGAGAGGAGGCAAAGGAGCGGGACTGCAATAGCCGCAGGAGGTAGGCGGCGGCAGGCCCGTTTTTGCTAGACGCTATGCTCTGGCGAATCTACTACGACGATGAGACGGAGTGGTCGGACGAGACCGGCAAGCCGGAGGAAGCGCCGCCGCATGGCGTGCAGGTAATCATGGAGTATCACGCCA